TTGAACTTCTGGATACGATAGTCAGGAAATCCATTTTCAAGTGTTCCACACTCAACATATCTATAAGGGAATCTTTCTAATATTACGTTCATTAATTTACCTCCACTAAATCTTGCCTTAGACATTCAATAATCTGATGATAGTCAAATTCTGGATCTTCGACAGACCACTCAATCTCATTCTGATAGTGACGACATATTTTCTTATATAATTTTGGATACTTAATGTCCAAAAAAAATATGGGTGCGTCTGTTGATAATTTGTCCCGTCTAGCAAAAACACCGGGTGAGCACGCTGCAGCTATGCTTGTAAGGGCTCAATATTATTTATTGGCTACCCCTGCTGGGCAATATGCCACGCGGGCTATGAACTCAACTGATGCTGCTTTTCGCGTGATTTCAGCACGTCAGCTTGCAAAGTATGACTACATGATGCAAATTGCTAAAGACAATCGCCCATTCAATGCTGATGAGCTTAATGTCAAAATTGGCGAAATGGTTGATGCTGATATGGAGATCATAAATGCAAAAGCGTTAGAACTATCTAAAGAAGATACATTCCAGAATGATCTCACTGGTCACATGGCTGATATTGATCGCATTATTAAAAATGGTGGTGTAGTCACTTCTTCTATCCTTCCTTTTGTTAAAACACCAACTAACATTTTAGCTCAAACGCCACAATTTATGCCGATTCTTCCTCGAATTGCTAAGCATACTGATTTAGGCGGAATGTTTATGAAGGAATATCATGCCGTAATGAAGGGTGATGATGAGTTTAAAAAGGCTTTGTATAAAGGTCGTGAAGGGGCAGCATACATAATTGGTGTAACTGCAACTACGATGGCTTTAAATGGTGTCCTTTCTGGCTCTGGTCATTGGGACTATGGTGAAAGACAGTTAGATGAACTAGCAGTTCCACGCCATTCCGTTTTAATAATGGGTGAATGGTATAGCCATCGTTTTTTAGGACCTATCTCTACAGTTCTCAGCATGTATGCCGATGCTGCCTACGTTTATAACAATACCCACCGATATGACGATTACAGTGAATATTGGGGGCAGGCAGCTTATTCTATAGCTGGAGCTTTGTTTGAACAATCTTGGCTAAAAGGTCTTGTTGATTCTATTGGCTATATCGAAGAGCTGACAAATGGACGCCGCACTGCAAATATAGGAGAGTTACCTGATGCTGCACTGGCAGCAACACTAAGCACATTCACTAAATATGGAGGAGCGCTTAGAGACTTTAATAACTACTTAGTCCCAGGAGCACGTGAATATAATTCAAATATGGATAGATGGATGGCTGAAACTTTTCCTTATGTAAAAGCATTTTTGGGTGAAGAAAAAATTTCCCCACTTTCTGGTAAACCAATTATCTCAGATGGTGATGCACGTACAAACATCCTTACACCATTTAGCAGAAAAGATATCAACGAAAGCCAAGCTGTAGATTACCTGATCAAATATGGCGTTGATTACAGTTTAGAGCTAAATGACCACTACAATGGTGTAAAGCTAAGCTCAACATCCAAAAAAGAAATTAATAAAATTATTGCTAACCCTGGTAACGGTAAACTTGGTTTGGAGGCAAAACTCGTTTCTTGGTTTGAATCCGAAGGCTTTAAAAAAATGCACAAGGAATGGGTAGATAGCCCAAGTCCAAAAGAAGGTATGAAGTGGTACACAGATACAATAAAACAGATTGCTGATCTACGTCGTTATGCAGTTACTCAGTATTCTTTGCGTGTTTCTGATGATGCTAGTCAGCTAAAACAACGTATAGATTTAAAACGGGCAGAGCAAGCGGCTGCGGCGGCGGGTAAAGCGCAAACTAGACAACTTTTCTATAACCAATTACTAGAACTAAACAATCCGTAGTATGTCTAACCCAGTTATCTCCAATACTTATGTAGGGAACGGCACAACCGTCCTCTATTCATTTACATTCCCCTATATTAATGTTTCCGACGTTGTTGTCAGTGTTGATGGCAATGTAAAGGACAGTACAACTGAATATTCTTTTGCCAATGCTACGACAATTCAATTCACTACAGCCCCAGCATCTTCTGCGGCAATTCTTATCAAGAGAATTACAAGTGCTGAAGATGTAGCTGCTGTTTTCTTTCCTGGATCAGCCGTTCGTGCTCGAGATCTAAACGATAACTTCGTACAAGGTCTTTATGTATCACAAGAAAGTACCGCAACTGCTGCTGCATCTTCAGTAGAAGCCCAGGCAGCTAGTGCAAATGCCGCGTTAGCCGCTACAGCAGCGACGTCCTCCGCGTCTGATGCCGCCACAACTTTGGTGCAGGCAAATGCCGCCGCCGCAAGCGCCGCCACCGCTCAATCCGCCAGTGCGACCGCTCAAACCCAAGCAAACAACGCTTCTGCGGCTGCTGCTGCTGCCGCTGCGGATGCTACAGCCGCTCAGGCCTCAAGTGCTACCGCAATCGCCACAGCTAACGCTAGTAGTGCGGCATCGGCGCAGGCCGTGTCTGATTCTGCGGCCGCTGTCGTTACCAGCAATAACTCCGCCACCTTGGTGGCTACCGCGAACACAAATTCCAACGCAGCCGTCGTCACAGCGAACCAAAGTGCTGCAGATGCGACGTCAGCCGTCAACATCGCCTCGTCGGCGCAGTCCCTCGCGACCCAAGCGCAATCAGATGCCACGGCAGCTCAAGTTGCAGCCTCTGCTGCTCAAACATCATCGGCAAATGCCGTTACTACATCTAATCAAGCCGCTTCAGATGCGGCAACCGCCATATCAGATAGCGCGGCAGCCGTAGTTACATCTAATGCAGCCAATACCACTGCAGCAACAAGCAATACGAACTCGACTCAAGCCCTAAATACAGCAAATACTAGCCTTGCAAACTCGGCTTCCGCCTTGACCGCATCGGCAACTGCGACCACAGATTCTGCAGCGGCCGTTGTGACAGCAAATAACGCTAGTGCGACAGCAACTTCAGCCGCTAATGCTGTTGCAAGCGCTGTTTTTTATGAGCCAGTTGGTAATTTTGCTGATTTCCCATCTAATCCTAGCAACACGGATCGTATTGAGGTTGGTGATTCAACTGGTTTAGAATCTCAGAGCATTATTACTGGTATTCCTAGTGGTTTTACAGGGTCATCTGACCTAACAATGCGTCTAGAATACAACTCTTCTACCAGTAAATGGGAGTTTAAACAGTACTTTGCTGAGGATCCTGAAGCGAGGTATATTCCAAAGCCTGGTGGTACATTTACTGGTCCCGTTAATTTTGAAGATGATTTAATTGTTAAAGGAGATGGTACAAACGGTAGTGGTGAACTAACTCTTAACTGTGAGAACAACTCCCACGGTATTAAGATCAAAGGGCCACCACATAGTGCAGCAGCTACTTATACGCTGACACTACCTAATGATACTGGTACAAATGGACAAGCACTGATTACTAATGGATCCGGTGTAAGTTCTTGGTCAACTACAGTTGCTGGTAGAAACTTATCTGCAGATGGTACTAAGTTAGATGGTATTGAAACTGCAGCAACAGCAGACCAAACTAAAGCAGACATTGATGCACTAAATATTAATGCAGATACACTTGATGGACAGCACGGATCTTATTACACAGGTTATACAGATACCGCTGTTTCAAACCTAGTAGATTCTTCTCCTGCTACACTCGATACACTTAATGAACTAGCAGCAGCTTTAGGAGATGATCCTAACTTTGCTACTACAACCGCGAATAGCATTGGTACTAAGTTGCCAAAATCTGGCGGTCAAATGACAGGAAATATAACGTTCTCTGGGTCACAAACTGTTGATGGTCGTGATCTTTCTGCTGATGGTTCTAAGCTTGATGGTATTGCTACTGGGGCAACCAATGTAACTAATACTAATCAACTTACTAATGGCGCTGGTTTTGTAACCAGTAGTGGAAACACAATTATTGGTACTGATTCCGATATCGATACAAGTGGCGCTACAATTATTGATAGATTAACTATGACCGACGGTGTGATTACTTCACACGGAACCCGGACATTAACATTAGCCAATCTTGGATATACAGGAGCTACTAATGCTAACTACATTACTAACAATAATCAACTTAGTAATGGTGCTGGATATATCACTAACGCCAACGGTGGTAACGCAAACCAACTGGATGGTATTGATAGCTCTCAGTTCCTTCGTAGTGATGCCAATGATACTTCAACTGGTGACATCACTTTTGCTGGTGGTGCTGGTGCCGTAAATATCGCATCACATAGCGACATTAGATTACAAGCTGGAAATTGGACTGGTGAAGCTAATGCCAAAATTCAATATCACGGTTCTAGTCTTTATATCCAATACCCTACAAACCTAATATTTAGAAATAGTGGGTCGTACAACCGAATAACTATTAATAATAATGGAGACTTATCTGCAACTGGCAACGTCACTGCATACTCTGACATCAGCTTAAAGGAAAATATTGAAGTAATTCCTAATGCACTAGATAAACTATCTGCAATTCGTGGTGTTACTTTTGACCGTACAGATTGTGATGTTGACCGACAGGCTGGTGTAATTGCCCAAGAAGTTGAGGCTGTTCTTCCTGAAGTCGTGACGACTAATGAAAACGGAATTAAATCAGTTGCTTATGGCAACCTTGTTGGGTTACTAATTGAATCAATCAAGGAACTCAAAGCAGAAGTTAACGGTCTAAAAGCACAAGTGGAGGGTTGATAGATGGGACTTGAAAACTCAGGATCAATAAGTATCGGTGGCTCAACTACCGGTCGATCCATTAATTTAGAACTTGGTAGATCTGCAACTGCTACAAGTAGCTTAGGCGAGACTGCTTTAAGGGATCTAGCTGGTGTCTCATCTGGTGCAATCAGCATTTACAATTTTTATGGTAAGTCTTCCTTGCCTGATGGTTGTAGTGATCTTATTATTACACTCTCTAAGACTAACGTAACCTACAGTTCCAACGTTAACCAAACGCAAGATTGGCTGAATACTGGAAATTTGACAGGCAATGACTCTGGTGACGCTACTAGGATATTTGATGGTATCGATACAAGGGCAGGTCAAGGCCGTCCTTCTAACCTCAAATGGACCTTCAACACCCCTATTGTTGCTAACGAAAGCCTGTCTATCCGAGGATCTTCTCAGGCCGCTAATAATGTTAACTGGGCCATTAATGGCACTGCGGTGACTGAAAGACCCGCTCAATACACCAACAATAGTAACTTCCCAATATCTGATATTACTTCTATCTCCTTCCCCATAACTATTTCTAGTATTGGGTTTTTAAATGGCAGCCCCGGCGACGGTGCAAGATTGGGTACTATTTATGTCGACGGCAAACCTTTAGTATCAGGTACTTTTGCAGATGTTGTTAATACTGACACATTAGATCAAACAATCACCCTTTCTTCTAGCACCAATCTCAACTTATTTTCCGTTGGTGATGCAGTTAGTATGGTCAATGAGGACGGCAATGTAGATAATTATACTCCCGAGTCTTCTACCATTAGTAGTATTACAACTTTATCAGGTTGGAATCAGGGTCAAACCTGGAACAATGGGAGTAGTGGCACTGTAACTCAAAGTACCCCTGCCAATGTTTTTCAAGCTGGAAACATTTTTGATACCTTCTTTGGTGGTAGACCTTCTGGATTTGCATTCAATGTGGGTTCAGGTATCGTTGCTTACAACAAGCTGTCAGTAGCCTGTTGGTCTGAAAGGCAAGATGCTACTAAGTTGATTATTAATGGTAGTATTGTAAGTAATAGTATCATTCCTAAGAACAGTTCCAATCTTCCTGGCGAAATAGTAGAGGTAAAGGATTTAGATTTCCCTCTTACTATTAATACTATCGGATTTACTGGTGGAGGTTCTGGTGATGGAGCACGTTTTTATGCCGTCTATGTTGATGGACGTCGTCTCGTCGATCCTCAGCATTCTACTGGCAATCTTAATCCAGCCGAGGATCCCAGTCAACATAAGCTTACTTTTGCATCCGGCAATAATGATCTCGCTTTAATTAACAATAAAGGAGTCGTTGTTCAGCCAGGTCAATACAACACTCAAGTTGAGCTAGGCGATAACACGATTGACTTCTTCAATCCTGCTTCCCGTAACGAGCCTAGCCTGCAGCAGATCAGAAACTTCTACTCCGGTAACGATCAATATAACAACGGACCAAACCTTCGTTGTAATGGTGGCGGTTTACGGTTTAAGGATCCTTTTATTGTTACCTCTAGCCTAAGGCTAAGGATTACGGGTGAAAGTGGAACACTGCTGCTGAACTCATCTACAACAGAGAATACCGTAAACGTTGGTATCAACTGTGGGAATGCGGCACCTCTCAGCTCCCAGCCAGCCTGGAGGAATGTGACTAGCCTTATTCCTTCCTTCCCTTTTTTATTACACAATATTGGGATTCATGATGCGAACGGGGGAGGTAATGGCAGTGGATCCTTCTGGGTTCAGATGGAGATCGATGGCGTCGTAGTTAGAGGAGGGACTACTGAATTTGCTGTAAGTAAGCAGTTGGAAATCCAATCATGTAATGTTTCGGCCAATACTTTAGTATTACCAGACTCAGGCGCATGGTCTGCTAGTAACGGTAACGCAGTTGGACCTTCGTCTCTAAGGCAGACAAAGATATCACTAGACCCAATATCTGGTACCGGTACTATTACTAGCATCAACGGTTCTGTTGTTACCCTAAAAGACGTAGCTGATGGCTTTGTCTTTAGTAGCAATCGCTTAAGTGAAAAATTCTTTATTAAACCTAATTAAGTATGTCGTTTTTAAAAAACGCTGCCATTTACTTTAACCATGAGCCCCATCAGGAAGCCGCCTTGGATGAGCTATGGGCCGCTACTAACTATCTAGACAAGCAAAGGTTTATTGCTGCCTATAAGGGCTCTGCTAAGCCTTCAAGCAAGCTTGTCACTATCACTAAGCAAACCTTTGAGGATTTAACCGGCCATTCAAAAGATTTGTTCACGAGGCTAGAGGTTGATGATTGCAATCGACTACTAGAAATTACAGGCTTTGGGGAAACCCCAGAGCTTGCCTCAATGTTGTTGGCAAACATCCTTCATGAGACTTGCAATATGAAGTACATGAAAGAGATTGCCGATGGCCGGGCGTATGACGGGCGTTACGATCTTGGAAACACCCACCCAGGAGATGGCCCCCG